GGCAATAAGATAATATATCTGTCGAGGAATAAAACTTTCCCAAGTTTCTTCAATCCCTGATGCAGGGTTAAATCCTGACTCCGGGAAAAGAAGTGTAATTGCATCTTCCAAGCTTCTCTTTGTACCTTTAGCCTTGTATAGATGAATTGCGTGTCGAATCTGAGCTCTCCACCTGTCAACATCTCCCGTAAGAAGCTTCCATCCGATAAGACTAGCCAAATACTGTAGAAACTCAGGAGGGCATCTTTCAATGGAAACTAAGTCTCCTAATTCGTCTACAATCGTATTCATATCGTAGAATCCAAAACTTAAGGCTTTCAAGAATTTGGAGAATGGTCCAGCAGCTGTTAGTTTGGTTGGGAAGGAAGATTCCCCAAGCGTTAAGAACGCATCCAAAGTGTCATCCAGTTCAGAGGAATTATCGTCGCTTTGGTTATACCACACACCTACTAAAGTTTTTAACCTATCCAGATGTTGTGTTCCTGAGGTGTACAATCCTGAGGATATAGAAGAATCAGAGTCTCTAAGATTTACAGGCAGATAATCTACAAACGCAGAGCTAACATCCCGGTTTTTCCATAAATATTCGAATAGGTTGGAAACTCCGTCAGTTTCAGTATAAGTTTTTCCCCTGTATAGACTGGACACAATAAAATCGGTAACTCCATCAGAAGGGTCATAGCCTCCAGCGGGTCCGGATGTATTTAAAAAGTATAACCAGGAAAGTGTGTCTATAAGATACTCATGAGCTTTTAGAGGAGTATTGACGCTGGAGTCTAAAGCACTTACTCCGGATACAAAAGAATCCGAAGGAGAGTTCAGGTTTATAGCGGGGATAAGAGTTCCTGATACAAAAGACTTGAAATCGTCTTCGTTTTCGTAATCTGAAAACGAAGCGCCTAAAGCCTTAAGGATTTTCTTCTCAAAAAGATAAGGACGAATATTAGTTTTATTATTTCGAAGAATAAAATGAGCTCTTGTATCAGATGCGTCATAAGAGCTAACATCTATCAGGGATGTAATATCATTGGCAGTTTTTAAAACCTTCCCCAGGACATGGTATAGTAAATCTTCTTCACTTCCAAAAATAGAAAAATCAGTATCCTCGTATAAGGAAGGAACAGAACCTCGAACTACTTCCACATAGTTATGCTGAAAGTATTTTTGGTCTACTCCGGATTTTCCAATTCCTGATTTACGTGGCATCTCTTATACGTATTCTACGTTGATCTCGACGTTATTCAATTGAAGAATTTCATTAAAGTTTAGTTTGATATCCTCAGTAAGGTTATCAACGTTAGCAAATCTTACTTCCGAAATAGAAAATAAATCTCTAGTAAGTTCTGAAATCTTAAATCGTTCTCCAAAATCACGATTATCAATATTGAAAAATTCTAAAATTTTGTCAGATGCTTTACGTTTAATTTCTTCTTCGAATACTTCAAACTCTCGATCTAAAAAGATAGTAGTAACCAAATCAATTGTTCGAACTAATCCATCTACAATTGTTACTTCGTCTGTTAACATTTTATACTTGTTTAGATATTCGAGAAGCTCTTTCTTGAACACGATAGAAGCTCTTTCTAGTTGTCTATCTGATGCTTTTGACACAGTATAAATATCAATCATATTTGCACCTGCTCCGGATCTCCTAAGTGCGGACTGACATTTTCCAGATAATCCAGCGGTACTGACAAATTGATTAGCAAAAGAAGTATAGTCCTCACCCGTAACAGCTCTGTATTGAGTCTTGAAGAAGTAAGGACTCCATCTTTTAGCATGTTCAATTGTTTCTGAGTTAGCACCTCCAGTAGAGTGTGTAGTGTTCTCGATTAAAGCTGTAACCTCTCCCCGTGAGGAATGGGTAGCAGGGATACTAATACTCACCGTTTTGGAGGGAATATTTCCGCGATCACCTCCTCCTACTCGATAATATACAACGTAAGAATCTCCGGGGGAAGGAGATTTTCCTCTGGCGTTATCTCCGAAAATTAAAGTTGCAGCATAATCCCCTTTATAAATCTTCTCAAAAGATTGCTCGGACCCATCATCTGCAAGGAATAAGTTTTGAACTTCGCTATAAATTCCATCTGTTAAAGAGGATACTACGATACTACCTTCAACTATAGAGGCATCCTCTAACTCAATAGAATGGATAGTATCTGTCTGAGAAAATTCTCCGGATTTAGTTCTAAGTTCTCCTTCTAAAAGGATAAGATTATTAAATACTCTACCCCCTGTATTTAAAGACAATGAGCTTGTTTGAAGAATATCCGTAATATTAATATTTACATTTCCTGTGGTTAGATCGACAGGGTATAGGGAGTAGAATAACGCGCCTCCATCCTTGGTACTTGGGAACGAGAAAGTTCTACTGGACAAAGGAATCGTGAGGGTTGTAGACCCAGATACGTCATCTCCTTCTGACATGGACATAAGGGCTGTAGCTTTGCTGCTCAGAGGACCTTTTAAGGATACCCCGATTAATTGTAGTAGTTTTCTCAGATTAGTAGTAGTACTAACCGTAGGCAGAAACATCTCATTTGCGATCATATCCGCTTTAAAGGACGTTACGCTTGCCATGTAGGCAAATAGTTCGACAAGCATAATACCTAGGTCAGACTCTACAAAATTATTGTAATCAGTGGGGTAGACAGATTTAATGTATGATAACAAGGAATCTTTTAACTCCGAAAAATCGTTTACAGAGTAATCTATAAACTCGGCTTTTAGAGCCTCAGGAATTACCCCAAGTTTCATAAAATCAGATTCCACTGTACCATCAAAGGCACTGGAACTATAGATGCTTTCTAAATTAGACATTATACAATTAAATCAAGTATTTTTTCGTTAAGGATATCTCCTTTTACTGCGATTCTCAAACTAACAAGAATCGAATTTCTATCGGAACCCCTTACACTTTCGTCAAAAATAACAGATAAGTCTTTTACAATTACTCTAGGTTCGTAAATAGAAATAGCTTCTAGAATTTCCTGGGATATCTTATTCCGTAATTCTACAGTATAAGGCTCAAATACATATTTTCTCAAGCTAGTTCCAAAGCCTGGAAGCATAACCCGTTCTCCTTTAGAAGTAAGAATTAACTGTTTTAGCCCTGACAGGATCGTTTCAATTCCTCCAGTTCTGGAGAAGAATCCTCCCGTCCCGGCTATGGGGGGGAAAGCAATTCCATTCATTCTCTCTTTTTGAGAGGTCGTTAGAAAGGTAACGTTTTCGCCGTAAAACATCAGGATAGTTTAATATTTTTAAAATACCCTTTTTGGGCATTGAAGTTAGTGAGTACTTCTGTAGTAGATAGAGCTTTAGCATACATCTTGAAACTTCCTAAAAATCCATCTAAACCACTTCGAGTTGGATTACTGGAAGATGTTATGTTTGCAGGGAGGTGCTGACCTTCTGTCCCGTGAATATCATTGGTATTATATCCCAGGAATCCTGGGTTGGCATGAGCAGCAACCTCTTTGAGAACTCCGTCTGTGAATCCTCCCCCCAAAACCCAAGGTGTAAATGCTTCTCCAAGATTACCAGCTCTAGGACCATTATTTCCGGTTTCATCTTGCCAACTGGATTCAAAAATATCACTGGAATTACTAGGAGTAGTAGTAAGGGTAGGAATTTTAAGAGACTCGTTTAATCCTAAGTTAAAGGCTGTTGATAACGTGTTAGACTGTAAAAGATTTCCGTCTAGAAAGGTCTTTACGATATTTAATTCATAATCAAATGAAATAGCCATATGGACAAAGTTTGAACTTGCGTCAGAAATAGTAACACCTTCTGCGGAGGTTGTGTAAGGTATAGTAATTCCTAGTTCAGTTACTGCAGATGTGTCAGGTACGACATCAGGCATACCTGAAAAATCTCCTGCGATACAAACTGAGTGTCCCCCAGAACTTCCTCTACCTTGCGAAATTGTAGGAAGTACACAAAACTCTAAGCCTGAGGGAGTTGTCGCACCTCCTTTATCCCTAAAACCAGCAATCATACCGTGGGTCACATCGTCCCTAGTTGTTCCATCTTCCTTTAGTCTTTTGTTATGGAGAAAATTCCCGCCAGTTCCTCTTCCTGAATTTTCATTGGCAAATACCAACCTATACCTGTGTGCATCGGTCATCGTTAACGATGGCACGTACACCCAGAAATCAAAAGAAAAACCTCCTCCCTTTCCAGTATCGGGATTGCTCGACAAGGTATATGTTGCATTTGCAACCTCTTGGGTTGCAACATCGGTAGGAGTACCATCAGGTCTTTGATTATTTGGAAGAACAACATAAGTTCCTCCTTCTCTACCAGTTTCTTTATTTACATTGAAGTAAGTCCCGGTAAGGTAAGGAATAGATAGCCCGGATGGGAAGGCGTAATCTACGCTAGAGGAAATCAATTGACCGTTTAATTTGCCTCCAGAGTCCGGAGCAAAATTATCCAAAGAATATTCTAGTGAACTAGCAGCTTCTACATTAGGCTGAAGGAAATTATATCCTAGAATAAGCCCACTTGTAATCAGACTGTCAGATATGCTTTTTACGAAAGATCCAGATCCGGAAACATTGGTGGTTCCGTCAATGTGAGGGAAATCTACAGGGGTTATAGGCGTAATCGAAAACTTATCAAGCACGGAAAGACTTTGAGCAGGGGACACTAAAAACTTTGGTTGATAAGGAAGGATAATATCTTCCAAGTCTTCTGAAAATAAAACAAGATCTTTTTGATCGTCTAGAGAAGCTTCAAACCCAGTACCCTTTAAAAACGTAAAGTCGTTAATCGGAATTCTTTCTACAGGAATCCAAAATTCGGTGTCTTTCCCTACGTTAGCTCCTTCAATTAAAATATCGAGACCCAGTCCTAAATTTTTAGGATCTCCAATAGTTTCGGTAGTGAAGTTATACTTATCGCTTGCAAAAATCGCAATTAATTGTAATTGTTTTTTTCGTTTTTTGATTTTTTCATCATAAGAAGAAGCAATTGCAGCAATACTGTTATAGTAATTTATTACTAAGGCACTATCGCTAGAATATCCAGAAACTACAAGATCTGTAATTTGACCGGAGACAATCCCTACATGATGTGCTTTATCTTTGTCAAATGTCTGAAGAACGTCATCCGTATCATAATACTTATTCACAAAATCAGAATCTACAGTATAATCAAAATCAAGTACAGAATTTTTCAGAGCATCTAAATCCTTCTGATCATAAATTTTTCCTTTTCCTCCTAGATTAGGAGCAAAGTTTAACCCCCATGCTGTGGAGGCATCAACTACTCCTGATACGTGAGGGAGAACTGCTGAAACATCTAGTCCCCCCTCCCGGGAATCATAGTATAACCCGTCTTCCGAAAGCACAAACTGTCCTTTTACAGAGACTGGAGGTCCATATACTAAATCAAATAAGGGGGTAGGAAGATCTGGGTCTTCCGCTTGAAGACCCAGAAGCAGGTCTTGGAACCTTTCGAAATTCTCTTCAAAAGGAATAACAATATTTTCCTGGACAAAGTCTTTGTAGATTTGGGATAGTCTGTCTAGTGCGGGATCTCCTGTAAGATGGTCAGTGTACACATCTGGTTCGGGAAGAGTTCCGTTTGCTCTGGCACTCATTACATTTTCAATCTCGGTCAAAAGATCTTCCAATTGTTGAACCTCAGTAACCATCGTAGCAATGGATGATTCGAGCCCAAAAACTTCTGCACTGTGAGACCCTAG